TTATATACTTTTAGTCTGTTAGCAGATGTGTTAAAGTATAAGTCACCTTCAGCTACTGCATTACCACCACCATCTGTTGATGGGTTAGATGATGCAACCTGATATGTGTCACCAAAGTTGTTGATAGAAGATATATTAGCAGACGCATTGTTAACACTTGATATATTAGTTGCTACTGTGTTAACTGCGGTATTAGCTGTTGCTACTGTATTTATATTTGTCTCGTTATTTTTTACTGCATTAATATTAGTTTCGTTATTCTTAACTGCATTAATATTAGTCTCATTATTAGCAACTGAAGTTACATTACCAGATATACCAGCAACAGTCGTAACATTAGCATGTATACCAGCTACTGTAGTTACATCACTAGAGATACCAGCTACTGTAGTTACATTGCCATGTATGTTAGCTACTGTTTCTACCTCTGTAGCTTTTGGTAATAACCTGTGGAAAGTGTAAGTGTGTAAAGTAGATGTTGTTTCTACTAAAAATCCAAATCCAGCAGGGTAGGTAGTGCTTGCTGTCAATCCAGTAATTGTTACGTCATTACCAGCTCCAGCTCCGTTTGTAATGGTGTGAGCTGTAACTCCTGATCCTGTAGTAATGCTACTAGATAATGCTGAGACACTGACTATTGTTCCAGCTCCGTTATTTACGTCTGGGTTAGTTGCAGGGAAACTTGTTTCGTTTGCAATAGGTACAAAACCACCAACATCATCAACTAAGTCAATAATTCTGTCGTTGATAGCTGCGGTTGTAGCAATCGTAGTATCGTTATCTGGGAATGTTTGACCATCTTTAATTGTGTCACCAGAACTAATATTGAAGAATCTAGCATCAGCCGCTGCAACTGTTAAGAAAGATGTATCGTTAGATGTTGCTGTAGATTGCTCACTAGCTGTAACAACAGTCGCACCACTTAATTTAGATGCATCAATAGCACCCGCTGTAATATGTTCAGTATTAATTGCATTGTCTTCTAGCTTAGTACCATCTATAGCATCTGCTGCTAGTTTAGCCCTTATCACTTCTCCGTCTGCGATGTGCTCTCGACCTACAGCATTGTTATCTAGCTTATCTCCGTTTACAATATTATTCTGCATGTGCTCTCTTGCTATAGAGTTGTCAGAATAATGTTCTGTTTGGATTGCATTATCAATAATTTTAACAGCTGTGACTGCATCATTATCTAATTCATTAGTAGTAACTTGTAAGGGTCCGATAGCTGCCGTATCTACTGAATTAGGTGCATAGTGTTCTGAATCAATAGAGTCTGCTACATAATGTTCCGAGTTAATTTGATCGTCAGCTATTAATGCACTGGTAATATTATCAGCTTTAATCTTAGCAGTAGTAACTGCCCCGTCTTCAATATTAAATTCTTGTACCTTTCTATCAGTAGCGTTTGCACCGATTGCTTCTTGTAACGCATGACGTAACTGTTTAAAGTTATCGTTTATTTCACCGGCTTTTAATGAAGCACCGGCTGTAAATTCTGCTTTAGGAGCATCAACGTCTGTCTGTCTAAATATACGAACAGGAGTTGTCCCAGCAGTACCATTTGGCAAACCAGTAGTGTTAAATCTGACTGTGCCTCCGGATGTAGTATTATGGTTAACGACGGTGTAGTGGGTGGTCAGAGTTTTGACTACATTATCTATCTCTACTTTTACCTCGCCTTCTGTAAATGACGGAAAAGTAAAGGGAAAGTCACGATTGCCCGTGCCTGTTCCCTGACTTACCGTATACGAGTCTTGTTGATTTGCCATTTATTTATACATATTTGTTAGGTTGTATGATTCGAGTTGTTTTTGCTCTTTAAGGCGTTTCTTCTCATACTGTTCAAGAATTAAAGCTTCAACGTTTTCTTGATCCTTAATACTATTCCATGCTGCTATTCGTGCATTTTTAAATAATCTATCAATAACTATATTGTGGTAATAGTCACGAGCATCATAATCTGCACGTTTGCCTGCACGTATATCAGCAAGCATAAGCTCCATAGATTCTAAAATTTTAGGGTCAGTTGCAAGTTTGTCTAATTCACGTTCTAAGTTTAAATCACCTATAGCCTTCTGGAATAAAGATCTAATCACAGGATCATCTGTTAAATTAGTTCCGTCAGGAGCATAAAAAGTAGACATTCTTAAATCATAACCACTATTAAATAGTAATTTTCTACCGGGTGTAGTATCAAGATTTAATGATACAGGACTAATCATATTAAATGCTCTAGTCATGAAATCATATTCTTTAATAGGTTTACCAGTAAGCATATCATACTTAGGAGGTAAATCTCTACCGGGTAAATATTCAGATGTTAAGTTACGGTTACGAAGAGATTGCCCTATACCAGAGTTAATTTCTTTCATATGTGGTGTAACTAATCTTCCTATTTCATTTCTTAGTCCAGCAAGAGGTACAGTATTATTCATTAGACTGGCAACTATACGTTCAACCTGACCGGGGCGTCCGGCTGTTAAGTCTACTAATTGTTGTAAGCCTGCAAGATAAGATTTACCTGTAATAGATTGTGCAACTACAAGTGATATTTTTTGCAGTTCTCTTTCTGTCCATTCTTCACCCATTAACATACTTGCATCACCTACATCAGCAATAGTAGATAATATAAGGTTAAAAGGTTCTATTGAGTCATATCCAACTCTAACACCACCAACGTCTATAGTTCTAGGTAGATAACCACCGTCTATCCAACCTTGACGTTTTTGTCTGTCAGCTGGTCCGTTACCTGTCAATCCTCCGGACATCCATTTGTTGATAG